CTACATCGGAACCTTGACGGTTACCTTGCGGGGGCGTTGGCCATTGCCCTGAACGAGCACGGTGATGATGCATGAATCGCCCGAAGGCTGCACGGAAAGAAGCTGGCCGCCCGTCTGCTCGACGACCTGCTGCGCGGCGGCGCTGCAATCGCCAGCGACGCGCACCACAAGCGTGCGCGAGTCGTCCGGTGAGGGCGCCGATACAGCCAGCCCTGCGGCCAAGGCTACGACGCTCAGAGGAGAGGCCATGTGCAATGCTTCCAACGTAATTCCAACCTGGCCCGACTATGTACTCACGTGACCTGAATGGCAAATGAATGCACTGTAATGACGGTGGTTTAGAACAATTCTCGACTGTATTGCCGCAACGATATTCACAGCCAAAAGACGAGGCGGCGGAAGCTCTTGATATCGCTGCCGCCGCCCTCTCGAAATGCTCGATCAGCGGATCGCCGTGCTCGCCGTCAGCCGTCCATAGACGGCCAGAAGCCCGCCGATGGCGCCGGCGATATTGACGAGAGAATCGACGATCTGACTCTGGTCGCCGGCGTCGATATCGATGCCCGCCGCGTGCAGAACGGAAGCGCCGATCGCAATCAGCGCACCCCAGATCGTCTTCGAATGATACCAGTCCTTCAAATCACCCATGACCATTCCTTTCGTTGAAAATCACATCGTCATCGTTGCGACCGCCGGAATGCCGAGCGGCATCCGCTGCCCCATCTGCCTGACCCGCATCGTCAGCGCGCTCTGCACGCCGCCGAAGTCAGCAAGCTCGTCCGTGAGCGGATAGGTCCATCGCGGCACGCCGACCTCCACCTGCCGCCGCACCACGCCATCAGCCATCACCTCGATCCGGTAGCGCTCGAACGGTTCGTCGAGCGGAATATCCGCCGCGATCCAGTTGTCGGCATCAACCCGGCCGCGCCGGATCCACGAAAACTCGACCGCCCCCGCCTCGCCCCGCGCTGCCCTCAGATGAACCGGCGAAAGCGGCGTCTCCGCCCGCATCCCGCCCTCGAAGGAGAAGGGACCGGCCTTGCCGCTCACACCGGCCGCCTCGGCGATCCAATTGAGCCGCAGCCCCATCTCATCGGCCGTAAGGCCAAGCGGCACCACGGCATGGTCGAGCATCACCACGGACGCCCCTGAAACGGCACCCGCCGCCATCGCATCGTCGGTTCCCGCCAGCGCCCGCAGCAATCCGCCAAGCCGCCAACGCCCGGCGCCGATCTCCTCCGCCTGCCGGAACCCGATCACCTCCCAGCCGCCGTTGTCAGCAGCCACCGCGATCAGGTTTTCACCATTCAGCACCGACACAGCCGCCGCCGAGGACAGCGCGCCGAACGGCAGATCGATCTCCAGCACCTGCGACCAGTCGAACCGCCCCCGCACACCCGCCGTCAGCGGCCCTGCAAGCGTCCCGATCCGCGCCGGCCGCTCGACCAGTGCCCGTGCGCGATACCCCTCCTCGCTCACCGAGGAGGACAGCCCGATCATCCGCCAGGGCTTTGCAAAAACCGCCGCCCGCGCAAAATTCGCCGCCTCGCCCGCCGCAAAGCGCGGCAGATCCATCAGTTCCACCAGCGGTGCAAACAGGCTTGAGGGATCGCCGGCACCGTTCTTGCCGCCAGTCTCGCTTGGGGGCGCCGCACCCGCCGACGGCGCGAACTCGCGCGCCTCGACCTGCCTCACCGCACCGTCCTCGATCGAGCCGATCAGGAAGCGCCCCTCTGGCCCATCCGCGAAGGTCACGACATCCCCCGGCTGGAAACCGAGCTCACCCGGCGCCAGCGAAAAGCGCACCGAGCGCCTGCTGATCCGGTTGTCACGCAGCAGCGCTTCGGCTGCATTCAGCGCCGTCTCCTCGGCCAGCACCGCCGAAAGATCGCTCTTCAGCACCCGGCTCGTCGCCGATTGCGCCCGGTGCGATCGCACACCCGCCTGTTCGTAACCGAGATCGGGATTGTAGAAGGTGATGACGGCCTCGGCCGCATGGTCGCTGTCGTGCCCGCGCGTCTCCTGCCACAGCGGCCGGTCCTCGATATCGGCCAGCACCGCAACCTCCGTCGCCGGCAAGCTCGCCCGGCCGCGCGAGCGGAACCGCAGCACGCCGCCATCTTCCACCGCATCGATCTGGAAAGCCTCCAGCAGCGGCTCGATCAGCCCCCGCGCCGTTGTGATGTCGCCCTGAACATAGCCCGTCAGGTCGCCGGACACTTCCGAAACGTCGAAATCCTCGAAGCCGTGATCGCGAAGCACCGCCGCAATCACATCCGCCAGCGTCCCCGCCCCCAGCCTGCCATTCAGCCAGTGGCCCGTTCGCCAGTTCCCGCCATCGCTCCAGACGCCGCCATCCAGCGGAAAGGCCGGATAGGGCCGCGCATCCCACGACCAGACGAAGATGCGGCCGGGATCGACCATGCCTACAGGCACCTCATCACTCTGCCACCAGAGATGATGGGCCTCCAGAAACCGCCGCTGCATCGTGTCGGAGCGCATGCGGTTGGAGAAGTAGGGAACCGCGCTTTCGGCCGATTTCGGATCGGCAAACACATTCGGCTGGTTGCCGCCCTTGTCGATCGCCGCGCAGCCGAGCTCGGTAAACCACACCGGCTTCATCCGCGCCTGCCAGGCCGTCGCATCAGCCTTCTCGACGCCACCGATCCGCTCGCAATGCCGGTTCGCCCACCAGCCCCCGATGTCCTTATAGCGATAGACCCAATGCTTGCCCGCAAGCCCGTCGCTGATGGGCGCCCGCGTCCGGCTCGACCGCGCCGCATCGTCGGCATAGTACCAGTCGAAGCCCTCACCAGCGGTGATACCGGCGATCAGCCCGTCGCGATCATCCGCCGTCCGCATACCCTCGGGGTTTGCCTCCGCCAGATCAGCATCCCGCCAGTCGGAGAGCGGCATGTAATTGTCGATCCCCACGGCATCGATGGCGCTCGATGCCCAGAGCGGATCGAGATTGAAATAGACGTCGCCGCTGCCGTCGTCCGGCCGGTAGCCGAAATACTCGCTCCAGTCTGCCGCATAGGTCAGCTTCGCCTGCGGCAGCAACGCTTTCACATCCGCCGCCAGAGCCGTCAGCGCCGTGACAAACGGAAAAGCGCCCGCCTCATCGCGCACCTGCGTCAGCCCGCGCATTTCCGAGCCGATGATGAAACCCGAGACGCCACTTGCCGCCTTCGCCAGCTGCGCATAATGCAGGATGAAGCGCCGGTAGCTCTCCTCGCTGCCATTGTAGCTCACCCGCTGGCCGGAAATGCTGAAATGCCCCGCCTGCGCCGCCCCGCGAAAAGCCTGGATCTGCGCCCGCGCCGCCGCCGTCCGGTCCACCGATCCCGGCTTTCCGATCGCCGGATGACACGTTACCCGCCCGCGCCAGGGATAAGCCGCCTGCCCCGTCCCACCATAGGGATCGGGCAGCGCATTGCCGCCGGCAATATCCATCATCACGAAAGGATAGAGATAGACCTCCAGCCCCCTCGCCTTCAGATCGGCAATCGCCGAAACGACGCTCGCATCATCCGGCGTACCGCCATAGGCCGGCCCGCCGTCGCGGCGACTGACGAGATACGCCTCGTTGCGCGATGCACCGGAGACAGACCACGGGCTGCTTTCGCCATTCCTCGCGCTAACCTCGACACCCGGAACGATCCGGCAATTGCCGGCCCTGAGGTCGGTGCCAAACCAGGAGACGACAAGCGCCACACGCTCCAGCTTCGGGCAGACTGCCATCAGCTCGTCGATCGAGACGTCCCAATCCGTCAGCCCCTGCAGGCTGTTGCGGTTAATCACCCGGGCGCTCCCAGCCCCGGTCTTCTCCGACACCGCCACCGTCCGGTAGCCATGCTCGGTCGCACCGGGAATGATGCAGACCGCCCGCACCTGCTCTTCCAGCGCGCCGACGGCCCGCACCACCTCGAACTGCAGCAGCGGAATGCGATTGCCGTAGTTGTCGAGTGGCAGCCGCTCGAAGACGGCATAGGCAAGCCCGCGATAGGCCGGCGCCATGCCCACCCCCTGCTTCGCCTCGATCAGCGGATCGGGCAGCTGACCGGCATCGCCCCTGTAAACCCGCATCTCGATCTTCGTCAGATCGAGCTCCTTGCCATCGGCCCAGACGCGCCTGACACAGGCGATCGGCCCCTCGCAGAGCCCGACGGCAAAATTCGCGAAATAGCGGAAGCTCTCGACCGTCGGCCCCGAAGACGACTTGCCGCCGGTGCGCTCGCTGGTCATCTCCTCCTCGAAGCGCGTCGCCCAGATCATCGTCCCGCCGATCCGCACCGCGCCATAGACACGGTTGATCGACGTGCCCTCTTCGGCACCCAGAATGCGTGCCGTCGAAAGCCGCGATCCGCGCACCGTCTGCCCGCCGCCGATCAGCGCCCGGTCGAGCGCATTGCCCGCCAACGCGCCCGCCGCCCGGCCGATAATCGCGCCGACCGGCCCGAAAACGCTGCCCAGCGCAGCACCCGCCGCCTGCAAAAGTAGAGTGGCCATGAAAACCTCGCAGCGAGCCACCAGCGCCGTTCACACGGCACTTGCTTTTTCCCGCAATGATTGTGTTAGATTGCTGCAGTCGTGAGCAGAAGCAGAAGCGCCGAGACCAGCCAGCGCACTGGGGAGGATAGGCCTCTCCAGCCTCGGCAAGGGCCTTGCTCTCGATCAAGGAGGTGATGCGATGTGGTTCTTGCCACTCAGTATCACGCTTAGTGCGAGGAAGACCCGGACGGGCTGGTCTATAGCCATCCGGGTCCAATTCGTAACATAAGCAAACGGTGGGCGGAGCTGTAACTCCGCTCACCACTCCCGAAACATATCCTCAGATGCCCCGATTTTCAAGCATCGCCACAACCTCAGGGAACCGGAATACCGCCGTCACCCGCCGCCGCCAGCTTGGCACCAAAGCCGAGCGGATCACCGCAGCCTGCTCATAGGCATGGATGAAACTTTTCTCTCCGGCAAAGATGCCCGCATGCTTGGCCGCCACATCCGGCCGCCAGCGAAACAGCATGAGATCACCCGGCAGCATCGCCTCGGCGGACATTGGCTCCCCGAAGTGCCGCAGCGCCGCCTCGAGCAAGCGATCCTGCCCACTGCGTTCGGCCCAGTCCCGCGCATAGGGCGGCGGCATTTCCGGCTCGATGCCGTAGAGCTCCCGCCAGATGCCGCGGATCAGCCCCAAGCAATCGCAGCCGATCCCCCTGGCCGAAGCCTGGTGCCGGTAAGGCGTGCCGATCCAGCCCTCGGCCGCGGCGAACGCCCTTTCGTGGATAGCAGTCATCTGAACAGCGCGCCTCCGTCATGGATGCTCTCGCCATCCGCATAGGTGTAGGCAAAGTCGGCGCCCGGCATATGCGGAAAGCCGCGGAAATTCTGCTGGTTGGAGAATTTCGTCCGGCAGGTGGCAAAGGCCTTGTCGCAACCGGCTGTCATCCGCACGGCATCGCCCACGTCGGGCGCCCGAGCCAACGGAAGCCACAGCGTCACCTCGACATCCGCACCGGCTGAAGAATGCGCCTCGATATCCAGCCGGTCTCCAGCAGTTGGCCCGCCGAGAAATTCAAGGCTGCCATAGCGAAACAGCCCGTCGGCAAAAGGCGCCAGTCCCGACACCACAATCCGCGTCGCATCGATCACCTCGGCCACGATCCCCTGCCGCCGGAATGCGCCCTGCCCCCGATCGACGCCGCATCGCGCATCCCCCAACGCCGCATCGCAGCGGCGGCCATAGAGGCGCCCCTGCGGCTGGTTCAGCCGGTGGGCGAAGCTGCGCAGCTCGGCGCGAAATTCGCCCTCGCTGCGCGTCACCTCGCCGATCTCCTGTACCTTCAACAGCAGATGCTGCTCGGGTGCCGCCCAGTTGACCAGAAACACCTCGACCCGCGCCCCATCATAGAGCCCGCGCTGCAGATCGGCCTCGCGGATCGCCTCGCTCGACAAGCCGCCCATCACCTCGCTGGTCGCCGCCGGCAGACCAGCGCCCTCCTCCGTGCCGCTCGCGGAAAAACCGCTCGCCGCCAGAAAATCCGTCCCGGCAAAGACGAGATCGCCATCATGCTCGGTGAAACCCAGCACCACCCCGTCGCGGCGGGTCACCCGCCAGGCATGGCACGTCGTCGTCGCATCGCCTTTCAGATGCGCCTTCAACCCGGGATCGATCTCTCTCATGGCAGGATCTCCATCAGCGGAATGGCCGGAATGCGCCCGGCATTGAAGGCCGTCAGGTTGACGTCGATCCACCCGGTCGCGAAGCGCACGGGAACATCGAACTCAAAACCCGCCGTCACACTCGCCCCCGCAGCCGGCACATGCCCGGACGCAAAACTGACAACGCCGGTAGCCACATCGCAGGAAAAAGTCCCAGCTGCTTTCACCACACCATCGACTGCAACCACCACCGTCCCGGCCACCGGCTTGGCGATGACGCGCAGGCTACTGCCGCCCGCATCGCCATAAGTTTTCGCCAGCTGGAAATCCGCCTTCGCTCCGTCGCCGATCCCGAGCGCCTGATCCAGCGCCGTCACCGGCTGATCCGGCCGCCCGGAGCGGCAATCGAGCGGATCACGAAAACGGAAGCCGTAAAGCTCGCCGCCGCGTGCCTCGAAGAATTCCAGCACTTCGTAGAGATCGCCGATAGAGCGGATGCCCGAGCCCGCATCGTAAGCGCGCCTGGCATTGCGCCAGCGGCTGTTGCGGCTCTCGCGCCCGTTGGAAAGATTGACGATATCGGTCCGCCGCACCGGCCCGCCGCTCGTCGACAGCGACAGCCGCAGCGGAAACCGCACCTCGTGGAAACCGGCCATCTCAGCCTCACAGGTTGCGCTGGCCGCGCATCGCCGTGCGCGCCAGCAATGCCGAAATCTGCGCCTCGCTCTTCTGAAAGCTCTGCACATCCGTCGCCGTCACATTGAAAACGATCTGCTGCCCGCCCCCGGAGCCCGAAGCCGCAACGCCCAGCGCCCCATCCGGCCCGCGCCGCAGCGGCAGGATCGCCTCGCTGCCCGCCTCGCCCATCAGCCCGATATTGCCACCCATGGGAAAATAGCTCGGCGCCGACACCACGCCGCCATCGGCAAAGGGCAGAACCTTGCCGATCCCGCCCGTGATCCCCGACATCGCCCCTCCGATCAGCCCCTCGAGCGGCTTCATCCCCGCCGAAAGCGCGATATCGGCGAGCCGGTTGCCCAGCGAGCGCAACACGTCGTCCAGCCCCCTGCCGCCGCTGACGGCACTCCTCAGTGCGCCGCTCAGCGCAGAGCCGAAGGAGCGAGACCGCCCCTCCAGATCCTCAAGCGCCCGGCGCAGTTCATCAGCCTGCCCCGCCATCTCGGCGAGCCCGGTGTCAACGTCTTCCATCGATGTCTCCTGAATATGCGGGCTGATATCAGCCCTTGTCCGGCATCGCCGAAAGCGCCAGCCGCAGGATCTCTCCCATCCTCACATGGCTGACGCCCGGACCGACCCTGAGCGCCGTCGCCGACCGGTGGACGACGACGAGATCGAGATCCGGCAGCACGATCAGATATTGGCCGCCCCAGCCGCTGGCGTAGAACATCGGCACATGCACGGCCATGGCGTCATCCGGCGCATTCGCCTGCGTGATCCACCACAGCAGCCCATAGGCCCACCCGTTACCAACCGCCGAGTGCGGGCGCACGCTGTCGCGCACCCAGCTCTGCGGCACCAGCTGCGTTGCGCCCCAGCGTCCATGCCTGAGATAGAGAAGCCCGACCCGCGCCAGATCGCGCGCCGAGAGCTGGATCTTGTAGACCGGATGCATGGATTCCGGCCCATGCTGAAACCAGCCGTCGCCGGCAACGCAGTCCTGCATCCTGAGCGGTCGCGCCACACGCGATGCCAGCGCATCCAGCACGCTCTCGCCGGTCGCCCGCTCGACGATCGTGCCGAGAACGTTGAAATCCCAGTTGTTGTAGAACCAGTGCGCCCCCGGCGGATGGCTGCCCCTCTCAGGCCTGCCGTTCGCCGTATCGTAGACCGACGGCAGATAGACGCCGGAGCGCGCCCGCAGCAGATCCATCACCGTCGCGCTGCGCTCGCCTGCCGTCAGCGGCGTCATGTCATCGATGTTGAAATCGGCCAACGTCTGCAGCGGATCGATCCGCCCCTCGGCGATCAGCATGCCGTAGAGCACGTTGACCAGGCTCTTGCGCACCGAAGCGATGCTCGACTTCAAGGCAATATCGCCCCAGCGATAGATCATCCGTCCGCCCTGGACGATCATGAAGGCGCTGCTCTCGCCCTTTTCCAGTTCGGCGGAAAGCGTCGCCAGCCGCTCCTCGGACCAGCCGAATAGCAAAGCCGACCGCTCGTCCCAGTCGCCGAACGGAAACACGACCATTCCCTTCGCAAACATGCTGTCCGACTGCGCCATCGCCGCTCCGAATCCGATGCCACGAGCATAGCACGGGGATCGGCCGCCTCACCCATCCGGAAACCGCGCCATCATCTCGCTCAGCCCGGCGCGCGACAGAACCGGCGCGCGCGGCGCCAGCCCGCCGGCGGCGGCATGCAGCTCCACCGGCGTCATCGCCCAGAATGTCTCGGGAGGAAGCCGCAGCAGGCAGAGGCCGGTATGCAGTGCGCCGGCCCATGGGAACGGGCCGGGGCGCCCGGCCCCTATGCCTGCTGCGGCTCCAGGGGGCGGAGGGAGGTCTTTTCCGCCCCTGAAGGGTCCGCGAATGTCGCCACCAGCAGGTCGCCGACGATACCGGCAAAACCGGCAATGCCGCCCTCGACGCTCGCTTCTGCAACGTCCTGATCCGAATAGAGATTGCCGCCGCCGCGCAGGCCGGCGCCGATGATGCGGATCATGTCGCCCGCCTTCAGCCGCCCGGCTGAAAAGCGCCCGGCAAGATCGGTCAGGTCATCGGCGGCAAATGCGGTCTCGAGCTCGGCCAGCGCCCCGAGCGTCAGGCAGAGAATGCGCCTTTCGCCATCGACGACGGCCTCGATCTCGCCGCGCCTGCGGTTCGCCCTTGCCCCCGCGCCGCCCATCAGAGCGCCCCGAAGCTGAGTTCATCGAAGCTGAGTTCATCGAAGCTAAGCGCGCCAGCCGATTCCAGCGCCAGCTCGAACGTCACCTCGCCGTCATGGGCGCCGGAATATTCGAGCGCCGTCACCTGGAAGGGGCCGCTCACCGTGCCGAAATCCGGCACCGCAATCTGCCAGCCGAGGATCGCCCCATTGAAGAACGCCGCCCGCACCAGCCCGTCCGACGCCGCATCCTTGAAGATGCCCGCCCCCGAGACCGAAGCCCGCTGCACGCCCGCGCCACCCAGCAACTCCCGCCAGCGCCCGGCGCTCTCCGCATCGGTGATATCCACCGTCTCGGCATTGAAGGCCAGCCGCTTCGACCTGAGCCCCGCCACCGTCTCAAACGCCGCCCCGTTATGGACCTTCAACAGCAGATCCTTACCCTTCTGCGCCACCATGTTTTTGCCCTCCTGAAACCCCGACCGCCACTCAATCCACCCTCATTCCTGTGCCCGTCACAGGAATCCAGCCGCCGCGCGTCGGCGCGGCGAAGGGACTCCTTGTCTACAAGTGGTGGCGGGGCATCCCACCCGGAGCCCCCTCATCCGCCCTTCGGGCACCTTCTCCCCCGAGGGGAGAAGGGAAGACCGGAGCCTACCGCGAGCCCCCTTCTCCCCAGCGGGGAGAAGGTGGCCCGATAGGGCCGGATGAGGGGGCTACGGGCGATACCTTCCCGATAGGAAGCAACCCAAGCACCCCACCTTCCCCCACCCCACCAAACCTGCTAAGCCACCACCATTTCCAGCACCCAAAACACTTCCAGCACCCATGCCCAAACTCCCGCTCCGCTCGGCGCAGACGATCGCCGTCCTCGCCGTCACCCAGCTGATCGGCTGGGGCACGACCTTCGACATGCTCGGCGTCATGGGCCGCGTCATCGCGCCCGATCTTGATATCGCCAACGAGATCGCCTTTGCCGGGCTCACCCTGATGATGGTCGTCAGCGCGCTTGCCGGTCCGGCGACCGGCCGCTGGCTGGCGCGCTATGGTGCCGCCCGCGTGCTCGCCGCCTCATCGATCTGCTTTGCCGTCGGCCTCCTGCTGCTCGCTTCAGCAAACGGCATCGTTCTCTATGCCGCCGCCTGGACCGTCATCGGCCTTGCCGGCGCGCTCGGACTTTCGGCGCCCGCCTATACCGCGGTCGTCGAGCGCGAGGGGCTGAACGGCAAGCGCATCATCGCCATCCTCATGCTGTTCACCGGCCTGTCGGCGACGATCTTCTGGCCGATCCTGACGGAGCTGACGCATGCCTACGGCTGGCGCATCACCTTCGTCATTTCGGCCGCGCTCCATATTCTCATCTGCCTGCCACTGCATCTCTTCGGGCTGCCGAAACCAGCCGCCGAACACACGCAGGGCGCCGCCGCCGAAACCCCACCGATCCATCTCACCGAAGAGCAACGCCGCAAGGCCTTCCTGCTGCTCGCCATCTCGACGACGCTCTGCACCTTCATCAGCTTCGGCCTGTCGCCGTCGCTGATCGAAGTCTTCCATCAGGCCGGCGCCTCTCCGGCGCTCGCGCTGCAGCTCGGCTCGGCGCGCGGCATCATCGCGATTTCCGCCCGCGGGCTCGACATGCTGCTCGGCAAGCGCGGCAACCCGATCCTGACATCGATCACCGGCATCGCCCTGATGGCCGCAAGCTTCCTGCTGATGCTACTGGCGCCGGGCTCCACACCCGTCCTCGTCGCCTTCATCCTGATGTACGGCTTCGGCACCGGCGTGCTGACGGTCGCCCGCGCGCTATTGCCGCTCACCTTCTTCTCGGCGAAGGAATATGGCCTGCAGTCCGCCCGCCTCTCGACCCCGCAGAACCTTGCGAACGCCGTCGCACCCGTGGTCTTCACCGCGACGCTCGACCGCGGCGGCACGGGGCTAACGATCGGCATCTGCCTCGTGCTCGCCGCCATCGCCCTCATCCTGATCTTCCGCCTCGCCGCCATGGTCAGGCAGGCCGAGCCGGTTCCGTCACTGCCCTGAAGCGCATCTCGGCCACATGCATCTTCGTCTTCGCCTCCCGCCGCGAGCGCGTTATCCGATGCTGCAGCGTCACGAGATAATGCCCGGCAATCGATAGCGCGACGCCATCGAGCAGGACCGCAACGATCCCCGCGATCTCGCCCGCCACCCTGCGTCCGCCATCCTCGACACAGATCTCCAGCGAAAACAGGTGCTCCTCCCCGGCCTCGCCAAGGATCACGGCCCCGCTCGTCATCTCGCCGATGACGATGCACGGCATCTTCCTGCCCGCGATCAGCCGGTCGCGCACCCCATCGGCGCCGATCAGCGCCGAAAGCCCTCCATCGCCGGAAAGCCGCGCATGAACAGCCGTCAAAAGCTCATTTGCCGCGCTCATCCGCAGCCTCCTTCCGCCGCTCCTGCGAAACCCTGGAAAGAAAGGCCGCGAGATCGCCAAGCGTCACCGCCAGAACCGCCGTCATCGACCCTCCTCCTCGCAGAGGCAGGCCAGATAGCGCCCGCCCTCATCGGGATCGCGCAGGCTGCGGATCACGAAAACCCGCTCCCCCTTGCGCAGCCGCATGCCGCTCCTGATGTCGGTGCGAAACCGCACCCATACCCGGTGCGTCAGCGTCACCAGATCGGCCCCCGCCCGCTCCTCGCTGCTCTCGCCGACTGGCTCGATCCGAGCCCAGAGCGAAGCCACCCCTTCGAACGAAACGCCAGCCCCGCCCTGCCCATCCGCCAGCTCGACCGGCCGCTCCAGCACCAGCCGCGCACTCATCGCGCCTGGATCGAGAACCACCGCCCGCATCAGAGCCGCCTCATCAGGAACGGTGCAATCAGCCGGTCGTAACCCGCAGGAATATCCGCCGGCTGATCGGCCGTCGCGACAGCGCCGCGAAACGCAAACATCTGCGCCACATGCATCAGCATCGCCCGCTTCAGCACATCCGGCACCTCGGCCCCGCTCTCGCCGAACCCCGCCGAAAAGTCGATCTCGATCCCGTTGATGGCGCGCGCCACGCCCTCGCCCCGCTTCAACAGCAACCGCGCCGGCCGTGCCTGACGATCGAGCACATGCCCCTCCACCGGCCAGGAAACCTCCTCGCCACCGGCATCGTAAAGCGTCACGCTTTCAATCGCTTGCACCGGCCCCCTGGCAATCTGAATCATCCCGTCTTCAGGAACTGAATCAAGATAGAGCCGCCAGGTCTGCGTCATCAGGCAAAGCCCGCTCACCCGCTCCAGATGCTCCCGCGCCACCGAGATCAGCGAGACGAGCAACGCATCCTCCTCCGCCCCATCCAACCGCAAATGCGCCTTCACCTCCCCAAGCGTCAGCGCCTCCGCCGAGGGCGGAGTGATCAATGCATAGGTCATCGGAAATTCCTTTTTGGTATGTGGGTGGGGTGGCCAACACACGTTGGCGCTCATCACCCGGAGCCCCCTCATCCGACCCTTCGGGCCACCTTCTCCCGCTGGGGAGAAGGGAAAGCGGAGAGTGCGGCAAAGTCCCTTCTCCCCTGGGGGAGAAGGTGCCCGGCAGGGCGGATGAGGAGGGCCACACCACCAAGCCGAACCGACTATTCGCTATTCGCTACTCACTACTCACTACCCCCTACTCACCCCACCTCAACTCACCCCAAACTTCACCACCTTGATCGCCTCGAAATTCTGCACCCCGCCGCCGACCCTCTTGGTCGTGTAGAACAGCACATAGGGCTTGGCCGAATACGGATCCCGCAGCACCCGCACCCCGGTGCGATCCACGACCAGATACCCCGCCCGGAAATCCCCGAAGGCGATCGACAGCGAACCCGCCGCGATATCCGGCATGTCCTCGGCCTCGGCGACCGGGAAGCCCATCAGCGTCGCCGCCTGGCCTGCCGCTGCCGGCGGCTGCCAGATGTAGCGGCCGTCGGCATCCTTCAGCTTGCGCACCGCGGCCTGCGTCTTGCGGTTCATGACGAAATTGGCGTTGCGGCGGTATCCGGCCTTCAGCGCGTAGATGGCGTCGACCAGCACGTCGGACGCGCCGCTCGCGGCAAAGGCGCCGGCCGCCCCGGTCGGGATATAGCCGAGAGCGCCCCAGCTCCAGCTGCTTTCGGCCACCGCGCTATAGGCGAGGAACCCCTTCGGCTTGTTGGTGCCGTCGCCGGAGACAAACGCCGTGCCCTCCTGTTCGGCAAAGACGGTATCGACCTCGCCCGAGATCCAGGCCTCGATATCGACGGCGGCATCGTCGAGCAGCGCCTGCGTCGCCGCCGGCATGGCGTAGAGCTCCATGGTCGGAAAGGAGAGTTCGGCAAGCTGGGCATTGCCGGTCTGCGGCCGCGCCGCCGTCTCGGCCACCCAGCCGGACGCCATGCCCGAGGTCGAGAACGGCTTCTTCAGCACCGAGCCGGACACCTGCCGCACCGTCGCCAGCGACCGGATCGGCGAGACGACCGAGAGACGCCGCCCGATCTCGGTATCGGTCTCCGGCGGCACCAGATAGCCGCCGTCGGCGCCTGTCCCCACCGACATCGCCTTCGCCTCGATCTCGCGCAGCCCCGCCTCGTCGCCACGGCGGATATAGTTTTCGAAGGCCGCCTTGTGCTCGCCGTTGTCCGACGCGCCGGCACCGGCACGTCCAAGCGGCGGGCGCGCCTTCTTCAGCACCAACTGGTCGAGCAGCTTCTTCTGCTCTTCCATGGCGCGGTTGATGCGGTCCATCTTGTCGCGGGTCACGACATCGTCGGTGAACTTCGCCTCGATCTCGCCGAGACGCCGGTCGTTGGTTTCCTTGAAGGCCTCGAAGGCTTCCATGAAATCGTCGAAGGCAGCCGTCATCGTCTCCGGCACCGCCTTGATCTCGGGTGCCGTCCTCGCAGTCATATCGCTCATGTTCAGGTCCTATCTGAAGGTTTCGGTCAGCATCTGCCGCGCCGCCCGGCGCATGGCGCGGACGAGCTCGGTCTCCTTGTCGCGGAACCACCGCGCATTCTTGATGTTCTGCACGCGCGCCGAAGGCAGCATCGGGAAGGTCACCACCGAGATCTCCCAGAGATCGGCCTCGATGATCCGCCTGACACCGCTCTTGGCGTCGGTGCGCGCCCTGACGGTCCGGAAGCCGATCGACAGCCCGTCGAGCGCCCCGCTCTTGATCAGCTGATGCACCTCGCGGGCCCGCGCCACGCCATCGGCAAGCACGCCCTCGACATAGAGCCCCCGCCCATCCTCGCGGATGGTCTTCCAGGCGCCGATCGGCTCGGACGGATCGTGCTGAAACAGCATCCTGACGCCCTCCGCGCCGCGCTCCGACAGGGACTTGCGAAACGCCCCGCGCTCCACCTGATCCTTGCCGAGATCGACCTCGCCGAAGACGCTCGCATAGCCCGAAAACGTCCCGTCGCGCCTGACCCCGCGCAGCTCCAGATTGGCAAATTTGCGCGTCTCCGCGCCCATGAGCGATGCGGCCATGGTTGGTGCTCCTGATTATGAAATGAGAAAGGCTGGCGGGGGATTGCGGTCGCGAATAGCGAATAGCGAATAGCGAATAGCGAATAGCGAATAGCGAATAGCGTCGACTGCGCTCGACCGCGCTTCATCGGCAAGCGCCAAAAACTATTCGCTATTCGCTACAAACTATTCGCTACTTCCACCTCTTCGCCACCCGCGCCAAAACCCCAAGCCCCCACCAGGCACAGAGGCTCGCCGCGGCCGAACCCGACAGCATGACTTCCGAAGCCGAGAGCCGGTCGGCGATCCCCAGCCGCTCCGCCAGCCAGATCCCCGTCGGCCCACCAAAGATCAGCCCGCAGGAAAGCCCGGAGAAAAACCGGCTCGCCGCCTCGCGCCTGCTCTTCGGCAAGAGATAGATCAGCGACACCGCCGCCCCCGCCGAAGCCCCCAGCGCCCGGCTGGCCCAGAGCCCGCCATCATTGGAAAAGTCAGCCAT